GCCCGACAGGTTCGCGCGCGACAGGTCCGCGCCCGACAGGTACGCGCCCGACAGGTTCGCGCCCGACAGGTTCGCGCCCGACAGGTTCGCGCGCGACAGGTCCGCGCCCGACAGGTACGCGCCCGACAGGTTCGCGCCCGACAGGTTCGCGCCCGACAGGTTCGCGCGCGACAGGTCCGCGCCCGACAGGTACGCGCCCGACAGGTTCGCGCCCGACAGGTTCGCGCCCGACAGGTCCGCGCGCGACCTCACTGCGGCTTCGAGCGCCAGGGCGACCGAGTCGAACTCGCCCTGGTAGATGACCTTTCCGTTGTACCAGTGCTTGATCTCGACGATCATGGCGCCGGGGTCGGTTGCGGCGCCACGCGGCAGCCGGAAAACCAAGAGCCGGATCCGCCGCTCACCTTCGTCGGCGCGACGGTCACGACCAGCGGCGGCTCGGTCGTGCGGATGGGCGACGGCGCGGCTGTGAGGGTTGCCGTGGCAGTCCCGGTCCTCGTCGGCGCGTTCGTCACCGGCGGCTTCGGCGTCAGCGTGCGAACGATCGGGGGCGCCGTGGGCGGGCAGACGCCGCCGGGAAGCACCGCGCACGGGTTGACGGTCGGGGCTGGCGGCCGGCGCGTCGGCGTCCTGGCGACCGGAGTCCCGGCCGGGACCGGTGTGTGCGGCACGACGCCCGGGCAGGCGTAGGCGAGGCCGAGCGAATACTGGAAGCCGGGCTGGAGCTCTGCGAGGGTGTGCAGGACGTATGCCTGCGTCCCGATCGGGACGACGAAGGCGACGTTGTAGTAGCCGAACGCTTGGCGCCGGGTCTGGGCGTCGGCGGCCGTGTACCAGCGATCCCACTCGGCCGCGGCGATCGCATCGGCCGGACGCTTATAGGTGCCCTGCAGCCCCGTGCAGTTCTGATCGGCGTGGCACTGGTCGAGGATCGCGTACTGGATCCCGTCGCTTCCCCAGATCGTCCACGAGTGCGCGCCAAGCGCCTGCGTCGTGCGGCCGGCCATCGCGGGATCGGCGTAGTCCCATACCGGGTACTGCACCGTCGAGTCGGCCCGCAGATACCAGCCGCGGCCGGTGCACTGCGGGCGGACCTGGGCGGTCGCGGCCACGGCGATCAGAAGCAGAAGCGCGAGGATGATGAGACCGTTGGTGAGGCGTCGCATGGGATCTCCCTTCATGGTTTGCTGACGACCGGCAGGGCATCAGCGAAGCGATTGGCAAGGACGTGCGAGTGGTTGCGGTTGGCGCGCCCGGCCGCGGCTCTCGCGTCGCGGATCGAGACGACGACGGACCCCATGAGCGCAGCGGCTTCGGGCGTCTCGTCGGTGGCGCAGACGGTCGACAGTTGGACCGCCTCGATCGCCGCGGCGCGCAGGTGAACGTCGAGCGTCTCGAAACGCTCACGGACGAGGATCTCTGCGATCGCCTTATCTATCTCCGCCACTTCCCCACCCCTATCGAAACTGCGCGCCGGGTTTTCGTTGCCGCGCCGGCGCGCTGAGAGCCCCCGCGGTCGGGGCGCAAAAAGGGATCAGTCTTCGAGCTCGTCCCCGCCGAAGCCCTCGCTGTCGGGCGGCGCCGTCAGGACGCCCTGGGCGTAGCCCGGCCAGTGGTTGTTCTGCTCGCAGACGAGGAACTGCTCGAAGTAGCTGCGGTAGACCCTGCGCCCGAATTCGATCGCGTCCGGGGTCAGCGGGAACACGTTGACGACGAATGGCGCCCGGTTCTCGACCGCTACGATCGCGATGCGGGCAGGCATCTTCATGCCGACCGCCAGGATCGCGTCGAACTGCATCGCCATCTGGCCGTGGTAGCCGAGCTTGAGCGCCTGCCAGGGGAACCGCTCCGGGCTCGCGTCGGTCGTGGACTTGAGGTCGGTCAGGTGCTTGCCGTTCCAGTGGACGTCCGGGGTCGAGCGGCAAGCGCGGCCGGCGAGCTCGTAGAAGATGGTGCGCTCGATGTCGCCGCCGCGCAGCAGCTCGCGCGCCTCGTCATGGTTTCGGAGCGCCGCGGCCATCGCGAGCGCGGTCTCGAGTTCCTCCTGCTTGACGATCTCGCGGTCGGCGTTCGCAGCCTTGAAAGCGTCCCACTCCTTGCCGGCGCGGCGCGGCCCCGGGAAGACGACCGGCAGCGGCTGCTCGAGGAACACCGCGTGCGCCAGACGGCCGAGACGCCGCGATGGCGTGTCGTCCCAGTCCTCGACGCCGGCGAGGTCCTGGTCGAGCGCGAAACGGCAGTGGGCCGGCGACTTCGCCATGAGCTTGAGTCGCGAGTACCGCAGCGGCGCGAGTGCCACGCGCGGAGCGGCCTCGGCAACGTCGACAGCGTGCCCGCTCGGACCGATTGCGATCATGCTGACGCCTCCTCGCCCGGCTCGCGCTCTTCGGAGGACTCGGCCTCCGGCTCGGGCGCGGGCTCCGGCTTGCTCTTCGGCAGGAACGGCCGCACCCGGATGCAGTCGATCGTGCCTTCCGAGTTTTCCGTGGTCGTCCGGTAGAGGACGATGGCCTTCCCGGCCCACTGCTCGACGTCGTTGGTGCCGAACAGCTTCGCGATCGTCTTGCAAACCGTGGCGCCGGCGGCCATCGGCTTGCGGGGATCCTTCACGTTCTTGAAAAAGATGAGCGGCTTTTTGTTCTTGACGCCGCCGGCCATCGTGAGCTCGCCGCCCTTGACGCGGTCGATGACGACGACGACGTCGCGGCCCTCGGGCACGTCCCAGGAGCCGATGTACTTCTTCTCGAAGAGACTGCGCCAGTCGGTCATGGCTATGCCTTGTCGCCCTTCCCTTCTGCCTTCGCGACCGCGCGCAGGTGCTTCATCGCGTGGCCGGAGCAGAAGTTGCCGACGACGGGGCCGTTGTCGCCCTTCATCACGACGTTCGTCGCGGTGCGGGCGCAGTCCTTCTCGTGACAGGGAACCGGGGGCAGAGGCTTGATGGTGGCCATGCGTTCTCCTATGCGTCGGGCGAACCCGACAAAAATTGAGCTGAATCGCATCCGGGGGTTTCGGTCTCGACCAGCCGCGCCTTTCGGCAGCGCGGACAGAGCGGCTCGTCGCGCTCGTCAGCCGTCGGCCGGTACGTCTCGAAGACGACGCGGCAGGACTCGACCGAGCAGACGAGCTCGACGTTCATGACATTCCGAGCGGGCGCGGGCCGCTGTCGCCGTACGTGCGGCAGTGGACGCAGGTGCGGTCGGGCATTTCGGTCGGGAAGAGCGGCGCGCTGCACCGCTGGCAGAGAATCGACTTCTGCGCGTGATTCCGGGCCGCGCGGCGCCGTTCGGCATTCCAGCGCCAGCGCCAGATGGTGCCCTCCCACCAGAAGGCGACGCGCGCGAGCCACTTCACGACGCGCGCTCCTGGGCGACGACGGCCGCAGGGACTGAGCGCGCCTGCTTGTGCTCGCGGATGCGGTCGACCATCCGCCAGGCGAGCAGGCTCGACGGCCCGAGCTTGCGTTTGGCGAGCGTCAGCAGGACGCCTTCGGCCTCGTCGATGATGTTGCGCTGGTCCCGGATCAGCTGCGCGCCGTGGCCGTTCTCGACCTTGAACCCGCTGATCTCGGAGCCGCACTTCGGACAGGCGTTCTCGGCCGCGTCGAATACGACGCGACAGTCGAGACACGCCATCGAGGAGCCGAGCGGGATGCTCCAACCTGGCAGTTCCATCGTCAGCCTCCGATCATGAAAAGGGCGAACAGTGCCCAGCCGAAGAGCAGCGCGAAGGCGAGGCCCGCGACGTTGCGTTCGAACGGCTTCACGCGGCGGCTCACCGGGCCACCCCGTCGCGCTCGTCTTCCCGCCGCAGCTCGCGTTTCGCGTCTGCCGCGTCCTCCGCGAGCGCCTCGTCTCGGTCCTTCTGCGCCTTGATCGCCTCGGGGCTGCACTCGCACCGGCAGGTCCGCGAGTCGCAGCACTCGTACCGCTCGGCCCACGGGTTGTAGCGATGGTCGCTGTGCCCGCAGGGCTCGGTGTCCGCCTGGTCCTCGTGCTTCCGGCAGGCGGACCAGGTGCCAGACTCGCGGTCCAGATGGCAGCGGCCGCCGTCGCACGGGTCGTCGATCTGCGTGTCCGGGGGAAATGCGTACGCTTGGCTCATCGTGTCCTCCTTGCCGGCCTGACCGTGTCGATCAGGAGCGGCGATTCGAAGCGCGTGACGTTGGCTGGGCCTTCGAACGGGACGAACTGAACTTTCCTGCGGTAGGCCGCGAGCGCGGGCTCCTCGACGCGGTACGTGGCGCGGCTCCCCCGCCCGCGGATCGCGAGCGCCTGGAGCTCACCGCGGCGGACCAGGCGCCACGCCGTCGATGGCGCGCAGCCGAGCCGCTCGGCGACCTGGCGGAGGGTCAACGGAGCGGACACGTCAGGCCCCTGCGCCGAAGATCGGAGTCCCGACGAACGGGAGCGGCTTGGCGTGCTCCTGTCCGTCGATGGCGATCAGGGTCGGCCGCTTACCGAAGGCGAAGTGTTCGTCACGATCGGAGCGCGATAGCGTTGCGCGAACGGTGATCTTCTGGCCCTTCAGCTCGCGGACGTCGTTCCGAGCGCGGGAGCCGCCGCCGTTCTCGTCGACGTTCCAGTAGGCGCCGCTCGGGACCGTCAGCCACGCGAGCCACGAGCCCTCCGGCGTGACGACCTTGACGGTCATCTTGTAGACCGAGCCGAAGTCGGACTCGTGGAGCTTGACCGAGAGAACCTCGCCCGAGAATTCGATGCGGCCCTGCGGAGCCGGGACGTGTTTCTCTTCGGCCCGCTCTAGGCGGATGCGCTGGCCGTTGATCGCCTCGCCCTCCAGCTTGGACAGGAGCGCCAGTTGTGCCTCGCTCGGGAGGCCCCAGCGGTCGATACGGGCGGAGAGGTCGGTCGCGAAGTGCTTGGCGAATTCCGAGGAGCCCTCGTGCGCGGCCAGCTTGGCGAGGCGCTCGAAAAGCTCTGGGTTCTCCTCGCGGCGCTTGGCGCGAGCCGTGGCCCAGACCTGTTCTCGGGCGGCCTGCGAGCGCTCCTGTTGCCGCGCCTTCTGCCACGCCTGCCATTCCGAGCGGTCGTAGAGCATCCGGTATTTCGTCGCGCAGGTGTGCCCGACGAAGATGTGCTCACCCGAGACTTTGTGCTTCCAGATCGAACCGCTCTTGAACCACGCGCCACAGATCGAGCAGTGCGACTGGTTACCGATGCTGAAGAAGCTCGACGTTGCCATCAGACGAGCAACGCAGCAACGCCCGCTCGTGTCATGGCCGACGCCGAAGCGTGCGTCGTCTTTCGATTCGCAGTCTTGCCGAAACGTGAACTCCTTCCAGCAGGTCTGGACGGGGCAGCCCGGCGCTGCCTGATAGGACATCTGGACCCTGATCCGGCCGTAGGAGAGGACGTGGGTGTAGTCGGTCGGGATGATCGCCGACGGCCTGTGCGGGTCCGCGCGCTGAGAGCGGGCGCTCATGCTCACGCCGCGCTCTCCTGCTGCTGCTCGACGTGGCGCTCGAGGATCTGCCGGACGTACTGGGAGACCGTCATCTTTGGGCGCTGCTGACGGGCGAGGCGGCCGAGGGCCTTCGCCGTCGACCGCCTAGCCCGCGTAGGAACGGGGACGAGAGTTTCTTTTTCGGTGTGCATGCGTATACCGTATACGCCAGCGCGTATACGTGTCAAGGGGTCAAAATCGAAAATCTGCGAGGGGTCGGAGGCGGGTGTGGTAACCGGCGTATACGAGGCCGCGCGGTGTACGGATTCGGCGGTTACGCCTCCCTGACGCCTATTGCTTTCCCGTATACGCTCCGTCTACCGTATACGCCTCCGATGACAAGACGAAAGGTTCCGCTGGTTCAGATCCAGAGCCGGATCCCGGTGGACGTGTGGCAGTTTCTGAACGATCGGGCGCCTCATGGCGACATGAGCGAGATCGTCCGGCGATGGATCGTCGGCGTCTACCACAGCCGGAACCTCGTCGCGAAGATCGAAGAGGTCGGTCGCTCGGCCTCGGAACTCGCCGAGTCGCCAGGACGTCATTCGTCCGAGACGCCCGAGAAGGTGCTCCGTAAGCTACACGGAGCGCTGAAAGATGGACGAGACTCTGCTTCGGCGGGCAGCGGCGATCAAGAAGCTGGCGCGGCTCGAAAACCGAGACGGCGGCGAAATGGCTAGGCTCGTGATCGACGCGGGCATCCGGGTGCTGATGCGCAAGCACCGGCTCGGCTGCGGCTTTGACGGTTGCAAGATGAGGTGCTGCTCGCATGCTCGCGGGCAGATGCGCCTGGTCTGGCCAGGCAAGAAGGATGACTCATGAGAAAACCCCTGTGGATATTGATGGTTTTGACCTTCGTCGGCTGCAGCGCCACGCGCCACGCGGGGCAGCCGTGCCTGGACGGAGAGAATCCGTGGTGGACGGGCTGCGGGACTTTCACGGCCGAGCAGCAGCGCGAGAGGGAGCAGGCGGCTGCGAAGGCGAAGGCGGCGTACGCCTCGATCACGCAGACGATCAATCCGAACTCCGTCACCGGCTGCAGGAGCCTCGGCGTCGTGCCGGGGCAGAACGAACTGCCCGACGCGATGCTGAAAGCCGTGGACATGGGCGCGAACACCGTCCTGCTCGGCGCGCAGAGCACCGTCACGGAAGGGCCGTATTACACCTACACGCCGGGGCTCGCCACGAGGCCGACCTACGTCACGCGCACCTACGTCGCGATGGAGGCGTACGTGTGTTCCGCGGCGTCAGCGACCGCCTCGAAGTGAAGAAGCCGCGCGAGGCCCTGGTGCCGCTCGGCGTGCGTGTCGCGCCGGAGGAGAAAGGCCGCGTCGAGGCATGGAAGAAGCGGTACGCGCAGCTGCCGGCCGGCCTGCCCCAGCGGATCCTGCTCCTGATGGGCATGGCCGTCGCCGACGAGATCGGCGGCCTCGACTTCTCGGTGCTCGGCGAGTCGAAGAGCCTGGAGAAGCGGCGCAAGAAATGAAACCGCCCGACCCGCCGATGGCGATCGGCATCACGTTCCCGCGCAAAGGCGTCGCGGTCGTGACGCCGGCCGGGTCGAAGGTCTCGCGGATCGTCCGTCCGAAGCCGCCGCGGCCGAAGCCGAAGGCGCGCTGATGGCCTTCGTCCGCTCGAGGAAGCGCAAGGGCGGGACGTTCTGGTTCGTGGTCGATCGCCACGGCAACGAGCGCCGCTGCGGGGCCGGGCGCGAGGGTGAGAAGGCGGCCAGGCGCTGGCAGGGGCGCCTCGAGCAGGCCGAATGGGCCGAGCTCCGGGGCGAGCCCATCGAGACCGTCCTGGGTGCGAGCTGGACGCTGCAGACGCTGCGCGATCGCGACGTCGAGGCGTCGGCCGGCAAGGCGTCGCTGCCGTCGCGCCGGCGCCGCTGGAAGGGGTTGCTCGAGGCGTTCGGCGTCACCACGACGCTCGATCGGCTGACGCCGGCGCTGATCCAGGCGTTCGCGACCGAGCGCCGCCGCTCCGTCTCGGCTCAGACGGTCCGCAACGACCTGTCGCTGCTGTCCTCGGCTCTGAAGCTGGCCCGGCGCATGCGGCACGAGTCCCGCTTCACCGCGAACCCCTTCGCGGACATCCTGCGCCCGACGGGGCCGTCCCGGCCGGTCGTCGCCCTACCGGCCAGCGAGGCGAAGAAGGTCATCGCGGCAGCCTGGGCGAAGGCGGCGAAGGCCCCGGCGCACCTGGCCGACCTCTGGCGGGACAACGCGGCCATGATCGAGCTCGCCTACGAGACCTCGAGCCGGATCTCCCAGATCCTGACCCTGCGCCGCGACCAGGTCGCCGGCGGGCTCCTGCGGTTCCCTTCGCACAAGGGTGGGATCCCGCGGGAGTTTCCGGTGTCCGGCCGCATCGGGGCGGTCCTACGGAGGATCCCGGACCGCGGCGTCTACTTCTTCCCGGCGCGCGCGGGTGCGAAGAAGAAGGCGCACCGGGACAACCTGGCGGCCTTCTGGCGGGCGATCGCCCCGGCAGGCTTCACGCTCCACGGGCTGCGTCACTCGGCCGCCACGGCGGCGCTCTACGCCGGCGAGAGCCTTCCTGCCGTGGCGCTGCGGCTCGGGCATCGCGACCTCACGATGGTACAGCGCCGGTACGGCCACATCTTCCGGGCGCCGATCCCTGCGTTGCCCCGCGCCACTGGGAAAACCGCGGTTACCACAGGCGGCAAACGCCACCCCCGCGCCAGCGAACCGGGCAAAAGCGGCAATTCCGGAAGGTCAGGAGAGGCGAGAATCCTCAAGCTGGCTGTGAAAACAAGGCCTGCCGGTCGACCGGCGGGCAATTCGTAAACCGCAGGTCACCGGTTCAAGTCCGGTCATCGGCTCCATGTTTTCAATGGTTTACGAGACAGAGCGCAGATCCGACTCGATCTGCGCCACCCGAACGCCGGCCTCCCGGGGCTTGGTGCGGTAGTACCGGCGGGAGGTCGCAGTGCGGCGCCTGTGGCAGTTTGCGCACCGCACGAGGCATTTTCCGATCTCCTCGAGCAGGGTCTCCCGAGAGCACCCATTCCTAGCCAGCGTGCACACGGCGCCACGTTTCTGACCGGAGACGTGGTCGAACTCCAGCACGACGGGGTCGGGCTCGCCGCAATCGACACATGGGTGCCCGAGAAGAAAGGCGAGGATGACGGCCTGGTTCTCTCCCCGCCGCCCGACCGTCCATCGGGATGTCTTCCGGGTGAGCCGCTCCTTGCGCTTCTGGTAATAGGCCCGATGATAGGCGCGCCACTCTGGCGTGCTGCGCGACGCCGTTTTCATGGATCCAATTCTACCGCCAGCCGAACGACTGGAGTAACCTTCCCACTGCTTGCGAAGCGCTCTGTCCGTTGAGTGACGGCCCGGCTCTCCGGGCCGTTTCCTTTTGCGGCGTAGAGCCTCGCGGCCCCCGCTGAGATCTACCAGGGGCAGGTCATGTTATGGGAGGGCGCGAGGCCGAACCAGGTCAGCGTCCGCGTCTTGCCGTGGCAGGTGATCTTCGCCCGGATCGTCGCTGCCGTCTGCTGCACGGAATTGTTCGGGTTGTACTGGAAGTTCGACGTGACGACGGCCTTGTCGGCTCGCGCGTCGACCTCGCGGCCGTAGATCCGCAGCTTGTGCGTCCCGGCCGTCAGGAACTGGCCCGCGACTCCGCTGCCGCCCACGGTCGACCGCTCGTAGCCGGGCGTCGATGCCGAGCCGTTGCAGTTCTGCTCGCGGTCGTTGTGCTGGTTCCAGATCCAGAAGTCGCCCCACGTTGAAGGGTTCGGCTGCTGCAGGCAGGTGATGTTCTCGGCGATGTCGAAGACGTGCGTCGGCGCCGGATCTCCGGTCGGGGGCGAGTCGCCGCCCTCGGCGTCGTCCCAGGTCACGAAGAACGAATCCCGGTTCGAGTCGATGCCCTTCACGCGGAACCACGTCCGATAGAGCCCGTCGAAGGGGATAGTGACGGTGCAGGTTGCCACGCCGCCGCTCGCCGGCGTGGTCTGCCCGCTGACGGTCGTCGCGATGTACTGGCCGCCGGAGGCGGTCGGATCGGCGACGGCGGCCATCGGCGCCGTGAGCGTGCAGCCCTCGAGCTCGACGACGACCGAACCCGCGAGCGACGGGGTCGGCGTCTTCGTCGGCGTGAGCGTCGGCGTGTTCGTCGCGACCGGCGTGTTGGTCCGCGTGAGCGTCGGCGTGTTCGTCGCCACGGGCGTGTTCGAGGGCGTAAGCGTCCTCGTGTTGGTCGGCGTCGCGGTGTTCGTGGGCGTATTGGTCGAGGTGTTCGTCGGCGTCGGCGTGTTGACGGCGCTCGTCGGCAGGATCACGAACACCGAGAAGAACGGCCAGCGCGACGGCTCGGTTTTCCAGACCTCGGCCGCAGGCTTGGTCGAGTAGTTGTACGGCTGCGCCGGAGCGATGCGGCCGTGATTGAGCGGGAGACTGATCGAGACGCCGGTCGTGTAGGTGCCGGAGGTCACGACCTGGTCGCCGTTCATGAGGTTGTCGGTGCCGAAGAAGGCATAGGCGTCCCGGACCTCATACGTACCGCCGTTCGGCAGCCCGAGGGAGTCGATGTTGACCGTCTGGTCCGCGAGGCTCTGGTAGTTGAAAACGACGACGTGCCCGCGGCCCGGCTGGTAGTTGCCGACGGGCCGCACGATCACCTTGTTGGTCGTCGGGTTCTGCGTCCAGTAGGTGTTCGACGGGTAGGTCGCGTGGTTGAGGTTGTTCGCGTCGCCCACGAAGTCGTTCCCCGTAACGACCGTCGGCGAGTTGCAGGAGTAGGACGGGGGCGGCTGGGTCCCGAAGCGCGTCGGGCTCTTGTCGTAGTTGTTCGTGAACGTGATATCGGTGCACGTCCCGCTGCCGTTGTCGTTCAACCAGACCATGCCGCCGTTGCCCGAGTTGAAGCTGCAGCAGGTGTAGGAGATATTCGAGTCGATGAGGTAATGCGCGTTGGCCCCGCCGCCGCCAGCGAGGAACGAGTCCTGGAGCCCGTACTGCGAGAGGTATCCCCCGTTCGCGGTTACGTTGCCGATCATGTCGGCGCACTGCTCCTCGTTGAAGTTGCCCGAGCCGTAGAGCTTGAGCTCGCCGGTGAAGGCCATCAGGCAGATGTTCTCGTTGAAGTGCAGCCTCGAGACGACGGACGGCTCGGGGTCGGACGGCCCGTTGCCGATGTAGGTGCATTGATTCTGGAGATACATCGTGAAGCCGTGGCCGCGCCCCGGTGTGAAGCACGCGCTCCACCACGTCGGGTTGCCGCCGCTCGCCGGGGTATGGTTCAGGTTGCCGGCCTGGATGCTCGCGTAGGTCACGCCGCCTGACGTGACGGTGTTCCCGAGCGCGTAGGTCGTGCCGCTGTTCCATGCGCCGAGCGGGGTGTTCGAGCAGTACGGGCACGGCTCCTCGTCGGAGCCTTCGTTCCAGCCGATGTTTCCGTAGAGGGTCAGATTCGTCCAGCGTTCGTAGGCGCTCCATCCCTGCCGGCAGTCGTGGACGTAGTTGTAGGCGTAGATCACGCCATCGACTGCGGGGCCGCTCTGCGGGTCGCATCCGAAGGCGTCGTTGATGAAAATGTCGCTCGGCGAGGACAGCTGCGTCCAGGAGACACGCCCGGACTTCGTGAGGCCGGCGAGGGAGCCGTTGACAGGCTGCTGCGTGACTTCGAAGCCGATGTATTTGACGTAGGAGCCGACGCCGTTGAAGATCACGGCGGTCAGGTTCGACGCTCGAGCCGCGCCGAGGATCGTGCACCGCGCGCCGGGCGCACATATGATCGTCAGGTAGTTCGAGATCGTCCCGCTCCGGGTGTTCTGATACATATGCCCGGAGCCGTCGAAGGCTTTCGTGTACGTCCCGCCGTTCCAGATGATGAAGTCGCCGGGGCTGGGCGTAACCGCACCGTTCATCACCGTCTCGGGGAGGCACGGCGACACGTTGCTGCAAGTTGTCCCGGAGCCAGCCGGGTCGACGATGTAGTTCGTCGCCGAGAGCGGCGCCGCGACGAGCAGGAGCAGCCAGAGAAGCAGCTTTCTCATCGGGCCTAGCTCGTCGGCGGCGTGTAGAGCCGGTAATAGACGGTGATGCGGATGGCGCCGGCGCCGGGGTTCGAGCCGGTGCAGGTGATCCGCACGTGCGCCGCGGCCGCCTGGCGCGGGCCGCGCGCGTCCGTCGTGGCTGTCGCGGGATTCAGGAAGTTGTTGCAGATCTGAGTCGAGCCGAGCGTCAGCGTCGAGCTCGCCGAGCAGAATCGGTCCGAGGTCGTCGGGTCGCCCACGGCGTAGTTCGTGGTCGTCGTGATCGCGGTCGTGATGCGCGTCACCACGCCGGTGACGACGGACCCCGCCGGGATGTTCATCGTCGTATCGGTCGTGAGGCCGCCCGTCGAGAGGGTCAGCAGCTCCGAGACCTGGCCGGCCTGTTCGATCGCGCCGTTCGCGGAAGTCAGCGAGGAATTGTCGCCGACCCATCCGGCATAGGCCGAGTCGTCCGCGAGCCGCGAAGAAAGCGCCGCCGCCGACTCGCGCTTGAGCGACGGGTGACCAGACGACGTTCCACCGAGCGCCAGCAGCGTGAAGCTGGACGCCCCGTTGTTCGTCATCTTGATCTTGCCGTCGGCGAAGGACGCCATCACCGATGCGCTGTTCCAGGTGATGAGCTGGGTCGTCGGCAGCGAGAACCCGCCGTTCGCGTTGTTCCCGATCGAAAGCGATCCGCCCAGGTTGAGGCCGCCCGTCTGGTCCATGACGAAGCGGTTCGTCGAGTACGCGCCGCCGTTGATCGAGCTCTCGATGTGCAGCTGGTGGGTCGTCGGGTTGCCGGTGGCCGGCTTGTTGTAGATGATCCAGGAGTCCTTCTCGTCGGCCAGTCCCGTGGTATTCCAGGCGTGCGAGTCGAACTCGAGCGACGGGCTGTACTGAAGCGTGGTGCCGGCGCTCGAGGCCGTCGCGTTGGAGACGATTCCAGCCGTGGTCACCGTGGTCGCGATGCCGTCCTTCGAGAGGATCCCGACGCCGCTGACGTTGAAGTTCCCGGTCTGCTCCGTGCCGGGCGTCGAGCCCTGCTTGATGACCGCGCCGCCGTCGTTGCTGGTCGTGAGCGCGGCGTCGACCGAGGACGCGCCGAAGGTCAGGGTGCTCGAGGACATCTCGCCATAGGACGTACCCGAGCCCGAAGACCCGGACCCGACGATGCGCGAGCTGTTCGTCGCGTTGACCAGCTTGGACAGCGCGAGTGTCCCGGCGGTGACGTCGGAGTTTCCGACGCTCGCGCACGTCGCCGTAGCGCTCGCGTTGTACGACCGGACGAACTGGTTCGTGCAGGTCTGCGTGGTCAGGATCGTCGGGATTCCCGTCGTCGTCGTGTTGATGAGGACGCCGGTGCCGAGCGAGCCGAGGGCGAATTCGTTCGAGAGGCCAGCCTCCGCGACGGATGTGACGTAGCTGGCCGTCGTCGGGGCTCCACCGCCGCCGCCGCAGCTGGCCCAAGACGGGACTCCGCTCGCCCCCACGATGCACTGGCCGTCGACCCCGTAGGCCAGGACGTTCCACTGCGTGCCGTCGTAGTAGGACGTCGTCCCCTTAGCGACGGTCGCGCCGTTGGGGAGCGTGATCACCTGGACGGGATCGCCGCCGGCCGCGTCGATCGAGCCGTTACTCGCGTCGGTGGACGGGTCGTTCGAACCCTGAGCGAGCGCGACGGCGCAGCCGAGGGTCAGCAGCAGCGCGAGGAGGATCTTGCGCATCGCGGCCGCCTACTTGATGCGCTCTATGTGGCAGGCGAACTTCCCGCCGTTGTAGTCGCTGCCAACCGTACATCGGTAGGCGTACATGCGCGGATGCAGCACGACGTGGCCAGAGCTCACGCGGCCGTTCACGTCGGGGATGTCCGGGTTGGCTTTCGACGCCATGAGGCGCCACGGGCAGGTCGGGCAGGTCTGAGCGTCGACCGTGACCGTTCCGAGGCACGCCACCGTGGGCGACGCGCACCAGAACGTGGTTCGCACCCACGGCCAGTCCTGCGTGACCGTGCCGGGGCCGATCTCGGCTGCGGTGCCGCCGCTGACCGGCAGGCCGTCCGTATCGTCAGCCAGGATGGGCGCCGCAGCGAGGCCGATCGCGAGCGCCAGACAGAGAGCCGAAAGCCATCGTTTCATCGGTTTCCCCTTCGTGAACGTTCGTTTTCGAACGTAACACGGGGGCTGCGAACGGCTCAGTGCCGGGCCCTGCAGGGCTTACAGACGCATCGAAACGTCACGCCCATGTCCAGCAGGGCGCCCCCGAAAGGGCCGTCCAGGTGATACATCGTCTCGTGCCGGATCCGATAATGGCTGCGCCCTGGCCGGTGGCGCTCCTCGAAGTTGACGATGTGCATCACTTCGTGCACCAGCGCCTTGAAGGCTTGGCGAGGCCGCCCGCGCAGTTCGCTGTTCAGGGTGACGACGCGGAGCGCCTCGTCGACGTGCGATTCGTGTAGGTCGGGGTTGAAGTCCGGCTTAGCGCCGGCCGTCCGGATCGGCCGGTCAGCCCAGCGGACTCGCCAGGTCTTCCCGTAGCACCGGAAGGCGTGTGGGATGCGCACTCACAGGCCCCGCTCTTTCCGAACGCGCTCCGCCACGAGGTAGGCCGGCGCATCGTCGAGCTCCTCGTCGCACTCCCCGACCCAGTCCTTGCCCGTCAGATCCCAGTCGCCGTAGATCCGCTGCCCGACGTCGAAACGGTGCAGAGCCCGGTCGATCGCCTCCTGGTAGGTCCGCGCCTCGAGACGGGCGATCGCGGCGCGCCGGGCCTCGGCGTAGAAGCGCACCAGGGCGTCGGCGTACTCGTCGCGTGTGAGGATCTTGCCGGCCATCAGCGTACGTCGTCCAGCCAGCAGTCGTACTCCGCAGTGATTCCCCAGCCTGGCTTCACGAACTGGAGGTGCTGCGACGGCCGCGACTTCGAGCCGAATGACCGCACCGCGTAGGCGTTGTCGCTCTCGGGCGAGCCCGCCACGCGCACGGCCGTCTCGTTGAACGTGAATCGCTTGATGACGTGAAAGTGCCCGAGAAACGCGTCGTCGAATCCACCCTCGAGCCCGCCCGACTTCCAGCCGAGCACCAGCTTCTTGACGTGGTTCTCGGTCGTCAGGCCGCCCTGGATCTGGTCGCCGTGGAAGAGCAGCGTCCTGTATCCGCCGATATCGTCGATGGCATACCAGCCGCCCTCGACCATTCCCTCGGCGAGGTTCCACGTCACGCGCGGCTCGCCGCGAAGGACCTGCATCGCGACGCCCGCGAGCATCCGGTCCGCGTTCGTGTCGGGGTGATAGTCCTTGCTCTGGCGCCCACCGAGTCGGCCGTGATTGCCCGGAACCACCGTAACGTGGACGCGCTGGAACTCGGACAGCATCGCGCGCACGAAGTTGACGAGGATGCGCGGGCCGTCGACGATCACCTGCTTATAGAGCGAGGAGTCGATCAGGTAGGACTGGCCGGGAAAGATGAGCTCGCCTTCGATGAGGTCGCCCAGGCACCAGACGTGCGCGGTCTCGACGGGATGATCCGACCGCTGGATGCGCGTGAGCGAAATGACTTTCTCGGCGAACCGCTCGACGCGGCGCTCGCAGACGCGCGAGTTGTAGGTCTTCGTGATCTTCGCCAGCTGCCAGTCGGACAGCACCGGGACGGCGACTTCCGGCTTCTTCGAGCGCGCATCCTTCGGCGGCCGCGCCACCGGCTTGATCTCGAGCGACGTGAGTGCGAGCTGGACGGCCTCGGCGACGACCTGGGCGTGCCGCTGCGCCGTCATTCGGGCCTTGTCGCGCTCGCGCAGCGCGGCGTCGAGCAGCTTCTTCAGCACGACCGGGTCGGAGAATCGGTCGATCGCGTTGGCGCGCGCGGGCCTCATATCTTGCCGCGCTTCATATTCGAGACGAACTCCCGCGCGAGGCCCTTGTCGGTTCGATTGTAGGCGAGCGCGCGAGCTCGTCCGCGATCGGAGGCGTTGTAGACGGCGAAGGACGCGGCGCGCTTGTCGGTGCGGTCGTAACGGCGGAAGCGTGCGCGGCCCTTCTCGGTGCGCCCATACTTGCGGCTCGATTCGCGCCGGCGCTCGAGGCACGTCCAGACGGTTCGGCCGTCCTTCATGAACGTCGCGAAGTGCGCGTCCGGCTGCCGCCCGTGGGTGTGGCAGCGATGCTGTTTCATTCGGAGAAGAACGTGTGGTGCCCGATCTGCGCGACCTTCGCGACGCGGGCCAGCCAGTCCGGCTTCACTATGTCGAGGTTGGCATACAGCGTCGCGTTGCCGACGAGCGCCGTCTTCTCAGACGCGAGCCACGCGTCGGCGCAGTCCTTCACGACGGGATCGGTGTCCTCGATGAGCGCCGCCGGGACCCGGTTCGGGTCGGTCGTCATCCAGCCCGAGAATTGATACGGCGCGAGCACGACCTCGGCGACGGTGCGGGCCCGAAGCCCGCAGCGGTTGCGGATGACGTTCCCGACGGCGATCTTCCCTGCGTACGGCTCGCCTCTCGACTCTTGCCAGATCGTTGCGACCGCCCAGGCGAAGTCGGACAGCAGGCGCATTCAGTCCTTGCGCAGCTCGTTTCGGCGATCGGAATAGATCGAGGAGCTCAGACGGCCGAGCTCGCGATCGTGACCGTCGAGGCGGGCCTCGTGGACGGCGAGCGTCTGCCCCTGGCTATTCGATGCGCCCTCGAGCCGGTTGAGGATTGCCGTCTGCCCGGCGCGTTCGCGGTCGGCCCGTCCGAGCATGCGCCCGACGATGATCTGGCCGACGATCAGGAGCGCGTTCAGGATGCCGACGCCGATCACGACCTTCGATTCCATCGTCATCGGACCGGCGCCCCTGTCTGCGACGCGGACGCCTTCTGCTTCCCGATCTCGCGCTGGACGGCGGGATCGCTGGAGGAGTCGTTCTGGTTCGGGTCGGCGATGGTTGCCGCGGCGATCGCGCGCGTCAGGAGCTGCGCGTTGCGGATCTGCCGCCAGAACATGATCGCGAGCAGGTAGGAGATGCACGTCCACTGCGCGCGGCCGCAGAAGGCGGCCCAGTGGTCTGGCAGCTCGGCGGAGAAGAGGTAGAGCGTCCCCATGATGGCGACGACGATGGCCGAGACCTTGCCGCCGACGTTGGCCGCGAGGAACTTCGCCAGCTCGAGCGGGCTCGCACTCTGCAGCCCGGTCAGGCTGCGCAGCATCGGAAGCATCAGCGCCCCGGTGGTCGCTCTGGCTCTAGGCTGGCCATCTACGGCTGGTCCGGGCCGGACAGGTTGGCGTGGATCTGCTCAAGTTCCGGCAGCTTTCCGAGGAACCAGCTGTTCAGCTTTTCCGGGCCGCCCGAGGTCTGGAAGATTTTCAAAAACAGCGTGATCGCCTGAATGATCCCGGTCATGGCAGCGGCACCGCGGCGTCGAGGTCCTTGCGGATGATCTTGAGGGCGTCGGTCGCAGCGGTCGGCAGCTTTCCGCCCTGGGACTTCGTGACTGCGTCGAGGGAACCGGCGATGACCTTCTCGTCCCACGTGAGCTCCACGTCGCGCGCGATGCATGGCTCGGTGCGGGGCACCGTCATCGGCAAGCACTTCGCCTGGTACATCGCCTTCTGGTAAAAATAGGCTGCAGACGTGTTGCGCAGGAGCGCGCGATCGGTGCAGCCGATCGTTACCAGAAGCGATGCGACCAGGAGACCGCGCATTAGCCCTTGAGCGCGGCTGCGATCTGATCTTCGATGGCGGCCATCGCCTCGAGCACGGGCTCGGCGATCTTGACGCGCTCGACGGAGCTCGTCGCGGCCTTCTCGGCGGCGACCTTCGCGGCGAGCGACTCGGCCAGCGCGAGGATCGGACCGGACTCGTCCATCAGAAGCGCGAGCCAGTTGATGTGCGGCGCCGGCGCGGGCGGCGCGACAGGCGGCACGACGGGCGGAGCGACAGGGGGAACGGGACGCGGGGCACCCGGCGGAAGATTGGACGACATTGAAAGCCCTCCTTAAGGGTCGTTTACGTTCGTTCTCGAACGTAGCAGAAAAAAGGGCCCGCCGAAGCGGGCCCTCTGGAAACGGTGTCAGGCGCGGCGGATTAGACGGCGACCTCTTCCCACATCATCGAGCCGAAGCCCGTCACGGCGGTCAGGGCCCCGATCGCCACGAACCCGCCCGGCGGAATGACGATCGAGCCCTCGAAGTCCATCTGCGGGGCGGGGACGTTCGGGAGCGCCGCGGCGGTGAAGCCGTTCTGCAGCGCCCACAGGTACACGGGCGTCGGGATCGTCGCCGCGGAATCGACCTTCCCGGTCGGCGAGCCGCCGCCGAGGAAGTTGTTCTGCGGGACCAGGGGCGTCGTGTGCGTGACCTGCGCGGTGGGCGACATGCCGCCGATCAGGTGCAGCGAAGCGATCGCCGCCGGCGCGACCGACAGCGCGAATGCCGCCTTCAGCAGGACGAGGTTCTTCGTGTTCCCCAGCGGGTTCGACAGGCACAGGCCGGTGTACGTGGTCGCCAGCGCGACCGACAGCGCCTGCGCCGCCTGATTTCCCGCCGAGAAGAGGTTCCCGCGGTACGCCTGCTCGTAGTAGCGCCCGTGCAGCTGCGTGATCACCAGCTCGCCGGTCTTCCCGGAACGCGGCTGGACGTTTGCGCCATCCGCGGCGGTATCGGGGCCGACGTTTATCGTGATTGGAAGCATGGTCTGTCGCTCCTAGTCGTCGAAAATGAACATAGCACCGTCAATGCTGGTGCGCCCGGAGGAAGTCTTCTTCCAGGCCGGCGGGCAGACTCCCCGTCTTTTCGACGTAATCCGCCAGCAGGAGCCTGAATCTGTCGGCCAGCGTCTGCAGGGTCACGGTCACGGCGACCTGGTTGTTCGTCGGATCGTCGCTGCCGGATATGTCGATTTCCTCGTCCCCGAACAGGGCGATCCGCTTGCGGGCGGCGACGAGGGTGTTTTCGTTGGCGACCTCGACGCGCTGAGTGGACGTGTCGTCCGACGTACCCAGCGTGCCGCCGCTGCCGCTGCCGCCCGTGAACGTCAGACCCCCGGTCCCGCTGGCGGCGTACGCCTTGCCGACGCTCCTGAAGCCCAGCTTGTTGATCGCGTAGACCAGCACGTTGACGTACTTCGTCGTGCCGACCACGTGGACGATCGGCGCCAGATTGATCGGGTTGTAATGCTGCGGCGGCGTCGAGCTCGTCACCTCGAGGAAAAGCGGCGGCTGCGTCGGCGACCCGTAGAAGTCGTAAAGCACGTACTTCGTGATGAACGGGTAGTACACGGGCGCGGTCAGCTCGGGCAGCACCCACGCGGTCGGGTTGCTGTTGACGATTGCCGTCGTCGCGCCCTGAGCCTGCGTGAAGGCTTCGTACAGCTGCCCCGCGGCGTCGTTCACGTTGGTGATGTAGAACTTCTTGAGCAGCGTTCCGGTCGGCCCGTCAAGGAACCCGGTGATGTTGATGCGCTGCGCCCCGTTGACGGTCACGGTGGACACCGGCGACATGAGCGTGTCGCCAGCCGAGTTGACCCACGAGTAGGCGCAGCCGTACGTGCCCGCCGTGACGGCGCCCCCTGATATCGCCGACACGACCGGCGCGATCGTCGGCACGTTGATGATCGTCGAGGCGAAGGACTGGATCGGGCCGGTGAATTCGAAGAAGCCCGCCGGCGAGATGAACCCCTGCGTCACGTCGGGGATCGTCGCGTTGGTGAGTATCGGCGTGATCGTCCCGCTGACCGGGAGCGATTCCACGAACGTCACCAGCTGCGTGTACAGCCGGAAGGTGTACAGGACGTTCAGGGCGACCCCGGACAGCTGGAACGGCCCCGCAGCCAGCACGCCGTCCTGCACCCACGTCACGCCGCCGTCGGTCGAGTGCTCGATCCGCGTGCCGCGGTAGAACTGCACAATCGCGGGCGCGAAGCTGATGTTGATGCCGGCGACGGGTTCGCCCTGTGGTCCGATCTGGTCCGTTTCCGTGATGCCCACAATCGTCGGCGGCGGGGGCGCAACGAACGGCGACGTGCTGCCGCCCAGTATCGGCGTCGGGTTGATCTGCACTGTGTCGAGGTAGACCGACGGGTCATAGAATTCGAACGTGATCAGGTAAGTCGATCCGCCGGCCTGCATCTGCACGTCGGTGATGATCACCTGCGTCGCCGACAGCGGGCCGGTCGGGTGCGTCACCGTCGCGACGATCCCCGGCATGGCGCGCAGCCCTCGGGCGTTCACCGTCATGCGCCCGGTCTTATTCAGCCGCGACCGATTGAAAACCTGCGTCGCTATCCGCTTCGCCTGATCCCAGCTGGGGCACCCGTTCAGCTGCAGCGTGGCTTCGCGCCGTTCTTCGCGCTGGATTTCCGTCGGCGGCAGCGCCCAGTACGGATGCTCCACGGCGGCGAAGTCCTGAATCCAGCCGCGCGCGCCGTTGTAGAACTGGACCACCACGCGCGACCATCGCTGCGCGAGCCCCATCGTGCTGATTTCGATTTCGCCGATGATGTTCGTCGTGTCAAACGCCAGCCCGGTCGGCGACCGCGCCAGATCGACGTACGTGTGCCACAGCCCGTCGTAGGTCAGGAACCCGGAGTAGTGCGCCCTGAAGGTGTCGTCCCAGTTCTGCAGCGAATCCCGCTTCGAACACACGATGCCGATGGAATACCGCGGCAGCGTTCCCGTCGAAAGCGAGGTCGGCGGCGCGATCGTGGACTGCAGCTGATAGTCGAAGACCGTGTCCACGTACGTCGTGGTGGTGTTGTCGAAGATTTCCGCCACGAGGTAGCGCGGGGTCGCGGCTTGGCTTGCGCCCTTGTTCCGGTAGATGCGCCGCGACGTGGTGCCCGCCGGTCCCGTCAGGAACGTGAGTGTCACGCTGGACAGCTGCTGCGAAGCGTTCGGCGTCAGCGTCGTGGACGCCGCGGACGATCCGGTTTCGACGCCGTTCACCACGAAGGTGTACTGCCACGTGTACGGCGCGTTCGTCAGCAGCCCGCCCGAGTACGCCGCGCCCAGCACCCAGGTCGGGGCCGACGCCGGCGACGACGTGGCCGACGCGATCGCGAAGTCGCACGCGTTCACGGCGTCAACCACCGAGACGTTCCAGTCGATCGTGCGATCCGCGATCCCGAAACCGTAGCGCACCGACCGGCGAAGGTCCAGATGCGCCAGCACGGGGTTGTTCAGGACGCCGCCGGCGGTCGCGGCGATGTACAGAATTTCCTTCCCGAGCGATCCGTCCGCCACGTTGTCGGTGAACGTGGTCGTGGTGTTGTCGGGGATGTTGCCGACGAAGAACCACGGCCCCGCGGAATCCGTGCCCAGCGTGCGGTAGATGTTGCGCGAAGCCGTGCCGCCGAAGCCGGTTGAAATCCCGGTGAGCGCGCCCTTCTGCGACGAAAGCGTGACGACGTTCGACGTGGCACCGCCCCCGCTTTCGTTCCCGCCGATATCGACCATGCTGATGCGGTACGTGTAAGTGCCCGTCAGGACGCCAGCGATGCCCGCTGCGGCAGTCGGCGCGGTGATCAGGTATCCGCCCCCGGTGCGCGGGTCCGCGACCGGGAGGCCCGTCGTGATCGTCAGGGACAGCTGCTGCGGGTCCACCTTCGACGCGACCGGGTGATTCCCGTCCAGCACCGCAACGAGGTAGCAGATGCCCGGGTACGCCGACAGGCCGAAGCCCTGCGGGTCAGCCGCGGCCAGCAGCGGGTCGATCCCCTGCGTCGCCGTCCCCGTGTGGAGGTTGTAGTTCACGCCCGCCGTCAGGCCCAGCGCCGCGAACGGCTGGCCCGATATCGAAAGGTCGGTCACGCCGCCCAGCGGTCCCATGCCGATGATCCAGTAGCAGGTGAGGTATCGCCCCGTCGTGTCCACCCATCGCTGGACGAACAGCGGCTTGTCGGGCGTGTTGCCGCCCAGCGTCGCCGCGGCGAAGTCCTTGCCGCCGTAGATCACCGGGATCGTCGCGCCCGCCGGGTCGATCGGCACGTTCCTATTCGTGAACGTCGGAGTGGTGCTGTTGACCCTGACCGGCGACGGGTTGATCGGCGTGTTCGGCGCTGGCGGCCCCGGCGGAAAAATCTGCTGGCGCCCGCGCCCGATGCGGGTTCCGTTCCAACCGGGAGCATGGTTGTAGGTGTTCGTCCCGGTCGGGTCGGTCCCGGTCGGCGTCCACGGCTGGCGTGGCGCGTTCGTTCCCGGCGGGGGCGTGTACGGCACGCCGGGGCCGGCGCTGTTGCCGCCCTGATCGCCGCCGCCGCTGCCAGTGCCGCCGCGGTTTCCGGGGCCGGTCGCCTGCAGCGGCCCCACGCCTTCGAAGGCCGGGTTGTACGCGCCAGCGCGCGTCCAGCGGCTCACAGGACCTCGATCAGCTGGAACGAATAGATCGGGTGCGGGACCCTGGTGATGCCTTTGTTAAAGAAGACTTTCCGCGGGCGCGCGGATTCGATGCGGCACGGCTTCCTGATGTTGCCGTAGAACGTCGCGGTGATCGCGTGGCCCGCCGTCGGCGGTCCCTGCAGCGACGACAGGTGCGCTTCGCCGCCGCCCGTTCCCAGCGCGGAGTACGCGAACGTGATCGCGCCGCCGTTGTCATAGACCGCGGACGGCCCCGGTGTCGATCCGCCAGCCGTCGTGACCAGATTGCGAAACGGAAGGTCCAGCGTCGTGCCGCCGTTCGCGGTGCCGACGTTCTCGAGCAGGAATTTCTCCTGTTCGAACCAGAAGAACCAGAAGGGGTTCCCCTGCCCGCGATGCGTGCGGATGAAGTCGCGGACCAGTTGCGCCTGATCCTGCGTCAGCGGCATCGTGTCGAAGACGTAGTGCCGCCGCCCGTCCTGCGCCCAGTAGATGCGCCGCTGTTCCTGCCCGCCCACCGAAGTCTGGATCGCGACGGAGTCTTCCTGATCCGTTTCCGGGTCGTTCATCGCGCCCGCCTGCATGACGAACGGATCGGCCAGCGCTTGCCCGGGGAAGTAGTCGGTCGGAATTTCGGCCATCGGTTTGCTCTATCCGTTCGACGTGCGCCACAGCACCGCAGAGGGATTCAGCACGGTGTCCCATGCGTTCCGGTGAATCAGGTTCCCGAGATTCTGGCACGTCCCGCGCGTATGGTCGCACGAAGTGGCAACGCCCGTCCCGTTCGCCACCGGCGGCGTTGCGGTGCCGCGCCCGGTGCCCGGGTCGGTGAACGTCGTGGCTGTGATCTGCTGCCCGACGAGGATGATCTTCTGGTCGCCAGCCGCGCGCCCGTACACGTTGTACGCCGTCGCCCCCGGAACCGCTGCCCACGAAATCTGGACCGCGTGCGATCCCGTGATCGTCAGCGACCCCGTCGAAGCATCCGTTTCCTCGATGCCGTGCAGCGCCGTCACCGAATAGGCGTACGTGCCCGCCAGCTGCGTGCCCGCCACCTGGGTGAGCGTCAGCGTCCCCGGCTTCGCGATCGCGGCGTACTGGCAGCTGAAGCCTTCCTTGAAGACGTTCTGACACGTCGGCCCCACCGTGACCCACGGCGCTTCCACCGAAAACGTCGAGCGGTCGGGCACGAGCGAAATGCGGATGATCCCGCCCGTGATATCGCACTTGTCCGTGCGCCCCTTCCACATCTGCGGCTGGCCCAGCAGCGCCTTCGTCGTCGGATTGAAATGCGCCTGCCACAGCTGGATCGGCTTGAATTCGAGGTCGTAGTTCAGCAGGATCGTGGACCACACGTTGTCGAAGTTCCACAGTTCGACCCACGACACGTCTTCCGGTCGCTGGTCGGACCACGTGATCCCATCGGGCGCGACGTGCGAGTGAATCCAAGTTTGGACGCCGCTGCCGTCGATGTTGCCCACGTACCCCTGCGGGAAGTTCGTCAGCCGGATCACGCCGTTCGGCGCGGGCAGGTCGATGCGGCAGAAATCGTACGCGACCCACGGATTCCTGTCCGGGTCGGTGGACGCCAGCCCACCGAGATAGCGTTCGATCGGCCCGCTCATGCGGCCCTGCTACGCCGCACGCTGGCGGTGTACCCCATGTTCGCCATCTGCGCGGTCGCCGCCTGCAGCGCGGAAGAAAAGTCCAGCACCGAGGACGCCGCCGACTTCGCCGCGGTGTCCAGCTGCGTGACCGACGAGCTCGTGTTCGTGAGGTCCAGGCCGAACTGCGTGGTGTCCGTCGTCAGCAACGTGACCGCCGGGCCGAGTCCAGCCGTGATCGCCGCGTTCGCGGTGTCGACATCGGTGCCGAATTTCCGCAGCGTCCGTTCGTAGATGCCTTCGTACGTGGTCAGCTGCGACGACGCCCACGCCTGTGTCGCCGGGTCGTTCGGGTTCAGCCCGAGGATCTGCAGGATGCGGTCGTGGATCGTGTTGTAGTCGGAAGTCAGCTGCGTGGTGTTCGCTTCCCTGCCGAAGCCGGTTTCGGAAGTGGTCAGCGCGCCCTGCAGGATCGCGCGCTGCTGCGCGGGCGTCTTGCCCTGCAGCGAAATGTTCAGGAGATCGCCCGACAGCTGCGTTTTCGCCGACTGGATCATCCCGATGATCTGCTGAATGAACTGCTGCTCGAGCTGGTAGCGGTTGGTCAGCAGGGTGTTGATCTTGTTGATCTGGTCGACCTGCGACTGCCCGGTGAGCAGCGTCAGCCCCTGCGCCGCGTTCAGGATGTCCTTGCCGTTGGAGGCGAGCGAGTCCACAAAGGACTGCCCCATCGCCGTCTGCGTCGTCGCCCACAGGCCGGAAACGGGCGCGTTCACGGGCGTGGACAGCTGCTTGATCAGCCCCTGCAGCACGCCCAACGCCTGCATGTAGCCGCCCAGGTACGTCAGCGCGGCCTGCGGGTCCATCTGCTGTGCCGTCGTCCAGATCTGGTGGAACTTGTCCAGCGTCACGCCCATGCCGGTGAAGGTCGTCTGGAAGGCCGGCATGAAGCCCTGCATGACCGCCTGCGGCAGCTGGTTCGAGATCCACTCCTGCCAGTACTGCTGCACCTGGGCGGGCGTGATGAACGTCTTCGGGTTGCTCGGGTCGGTGTACGGCCCGGGGAACGACAGAGATCCGAACTGCGCGCCCGTCGTCTGACCGCTGCCCGTCTGCGAGCCCGGGAACGCCGTGCCGCCGCCGGTCGTGCCGGTGCCGAACAGCTGGCCCGTCATCATGTTCTTGACGATCTGCGCGACCTGCGGCAGCACCTTCGCCTGCAGGTCGGCCGGCAATCCGAGGAAGATCTGGATGTACCCGTTGCGGAAGCTGTCGAAGGACGTCTGGATCTTCGTCAGCAGCGCGTTCTGTTCGGCGTCGGTCAGCAGCGTCGAGCCGACCACGTTGGTCAGCTGCGCGAGCCCGTTCTTGATCATCGGGACGGCGTACGTCTGAATCGTCGGGGTCGCCTGGCCGATCGCGATCACTACGGCGCCTACGAACGCGCCGATCAGGCCGCCGGCCAGCGATGCGCCAGCGGCGCCACCGATCGCGGCAAGGTCGGCGCCGCCGATCAACCCGGACGCCGCGGCGGCGCCGCCGATCGACTGACCGATCGTGAATCCCGAAATCGCGCCCTGCAGCGACGACATGTTCGGCGCGTTCAGCGCGAAGCCGGCGATCCCGATCGCGGCCTGACCGTAGCCCGAGGCGATACCGCCGCCGCTCTGCGCGTTCGCCTGGTTCGCTTCCTGCGGCGTATAGAACTGGTTCGTGGCGGGATTGATATCGCCGGTGCTGACGCGGTTCCCGCCGCTGAACATGCCGGTGCCAGCGAGTCCCTGCGTCAGCAGCCCGAGGAAGCCCTGCGCGGCCTGCTGCATCTCCTTCGCCAGCGCCTGGCCGAAGATCTGCGCGATGTTCTTGCCGCCCGTCGACCCGAGATCCGCGAACGCCGCGGAGAGCGGCTCGACGAAGTCCGTCTGCCACTCCTGCGCGAGCTGCTTCTGGTACTTTTCCTCCTGCTGGAATTGGTAGCGGGCTTCTTCGTCGGACTGCTGGCTGGTGAACGTCGCCAGCGAATCAATCAGCGCCTGCGTCCGCGAGGCGTCCACCGTCGCGTTGCCGCTGTCGTCGATCGTGACGTACGCGCCCAGCACGGACGACCAGACGGGCTTCTGGCTCATCGCCATGATCAAGCCCTGCCCCGTCGTCGTCGTCGCGCCGGGGATCGTCGGCAGCTTGTACGCGGTCTGGTACTGGGCGTCGTCCAGCATCCGCTTCTGGAGGTCGGTCAGCGCGATGCCGTAGAGCTTCGCGTCCGCCGTCGCCTTCTCGATCGACGCCGCGTTGGTCGCCGTGAACTGGTCGAAGCTGACATACGGCTTCTGCTGGGTATAGAGGTCCAGCAGCTTCTGCAGCGCCGCGCGCGCGTTGTCCGCGTCGGTAGTGACGCCCTGGAGTCCGAGGCCGCCAACGCCGCCGCCGCTCGCGTCCATCGGGGGCGTGTCGTGGCCGGGCGACGTGTCGAGGCCCGTGCTGTACCAGGGCTGGTAGCCCATCTGCTGCCCGAAGAGCGTGCCCGCGCTCGGCGTCGGCCCGGCGCGTAGGTTGCGCTGGCGCAGCTGCTGAATGAGCATGTCCATCGCGGCCTGGTCGCCGCGATTGAGCGCGCCGGTCGAGCCGGACGCCCCGATCGCCTGGCCGATCAGGTCCAGCACCGCGTTTCCGCCCGTCATGATGCCGGCCGTCGCCTTCGGCAGTAGCGTCAGCCCCGCGACAATCTGCGCGATCGCGGCGCCGATCTGCTTCAGCGCATCGAGGAAGCTGGGGTCCGTGAAGGCCGACCGGAAGTTCTCGACCGCCGCGGTGCCCTGCCCGAACGATTCGATGAAGCCCTGCCCGAGAGCGCCCGACAGCTGCTCTTTGATCTTCGCCGTCATGCTGGCGAAGGAGTCCGGCACCGCGCCGGCCTTCGCCATGATCGCGTCAAAGAGCGTCTGCCCCGCGTCGGTCGCCGTCTTGATGTCGTCGGCCGTCAGCCCCAGCACCTGGAGCAGCGGGTTGCGGTTCGTGACGCGGCCGGCGAGCAGCTGGTCGAACCCGTGGATCATCGCCTCGGGCGCCTGCCCGGCCTTCACCGCCAGCTGGTCGAGGCCCACCGTGATCTGCTGCAGGACGCCCTGCGACCAGCCCTGCCGGATGCCGAGCGGGAGCACCGTCGTGTACAGCTGCGCGAGCTCGAGCGCCGTCGACCGCGTCTTGTCCTGCGCGGCCTCGAACGTCGCCATCGCCTGCTGCGCCTGCTGGACCGACCCCGTGAACGTGACCAGCGACCGGTTGACGTCCTGAATCTTGTCGGCCATCGCGATCGTCGCGCCGAAGACCTCCGTGGCCTTCTGCAGCGAAACGAACGACGCGGTGATGTCGACCAGCTTCCCGTTGAACGAATCCAGCGCCTGCTCGATCCCCTTCAAGGGACCGGACATCTGGTCGATCAGGCTAACTAAAACTTCGAGCTTGTCATCACTCATCAGTTGTATCCGATCGCGTCGTCAGAGGCGTCGCGCTTGGCCTGCGCGTCCGCGTCGGCCTGCGCCTTGTCGGCTGCGGCCTTCTTCTCGCGGATCTCGTTCTCGGTTTTCAGGATCGCGCCTTCGAACATCTTCACGGCCCTGTACAGGTCGGGGTCGAAGACGAAGCCGTGGTATCCGGCGATGCGTTCAGCCGAGTCTTCCATGATCGGCCCGCGCGCGGCGAAGCCCATGCCGACGTACATTTCCCAGCGCGCTTCGTGGCAGATGGTGAGGGCGACTTCCTCGAGCAGCGAGAGCTGGGCTTCTTCCAGCATTTCGGTGCCGACGCAGGCGTCGAAGTAGCACCGCTCCTCGCCACCGTGCGGACCCTTCCCGGAGATGCGACACTCGCGACACGCCGCAGCCGTCGCACCGTAGAAAACTTCTACTGCGGCTGCGATTCTTTTGGGTCGAGGTCGGCTTCCTTGAACGCCTGGGCCTGCCCCGTCCCGACGAGCCACGGCGCGAAGTCGAGCGGCATGCTGACCTCCGACTCGACGCCGGCGTCGTCCTTGACCTTGATCTTGATGCCGTCCTGGACCATCAGGCCGTCGGCCCACAGCGTGTCGTACACCGCGAGGAAGTTCTCCGGCGTGACCTCCGTGACCTCGCCGTCGATCTCGAGCGCCTTCAGGCAGAAGCGCAGCGCGGGCTCGGCGAGCTCGTGGGTCTGCTTCGCGAAGTTCGGCGTGCGCTTGTCGCCCAGCGAATCGACGAGCTCCTGGCGCATCGCCGCGGCCGCGTACTGGATGACCCGCTTCTGCAGGTTGGACGGCTTGCGCATCGTCGCGATCACGCCCGGCTTCTGCGGATGGACGATCTTCGCTTCCTGCGGCACCACCGAAAACTTCGAGCCCTTCGCCATGTTGAACCGCCTCCTCTGCGTGGCCTAGTAGGTCGTGCTCTGCTGGTTGACCAGGAAGACATGTTGGAAGTCGGGCGCCTTGCCGGTGTACACGGTGTTGTTGAACCCGAACAGCGCGTGTGCGGAGTTGGCGACCGTCGTGTCGCACTGGATCGAGCCGCCCGTGCCCTTCGTGTTCGAGCGCAAGCGCACGTGCCCGTACGCGCCGCTCGGCTTCTGCGGGTAGCCGTCGATCGTGCAGCCGGTGATGCCGCCGGTCGCCGAGAGGTCGGTGAGCAGCTGCGTCGCGGTGTAGTTCGAGCCGGGCGTCAGCGCCTTCGTCACCGTGGCGCCGCCGTCGATCTTGAACCCGAGGTTCGACGGGTTCGGCACCGTGATGCCGGTCGGCGGGATCATGACCTTCGTGAGGACGAACGGCGCGAGCGCGCACTGGCCGGTCGCGGTGGAGTCGTACTCGCCGCGGAACGTCTGCATCAGCGACAGCGCCGACGGGCCGCCAACGTTGATCGCGCCGCGGCTGAACTTCACAAGCGGGATCGTCACCTCGAGGAAGTTCACGCACTGATCGAGCGGCAGGTCGGCCCACAGGCAGACCAGCGAACAGATGTTGTCGTTCAGGGCCTCGTTGTAGAACTGCAGGTCGTCGTCCGTGCGGAACAGCAGCGTCATGTCGCCCGACAGGATCGTGTTGCCAGCGATCTCGTCGTTCGCCAGGCCGTCGTTGAACGCAACGTCCACGCGCGAGAGGTTGTTCGACGGCGCGTAGTTGAAGCCGCTGACGTTCGCGAGGATCTGCCCCGCCGGGAATGCCGGCGTCTTCTTCACCAGCATGCCGTTGAAGTACGACTTGCCGGCATAGCCGTAGTCGTTCTTCGTGCCGCCGAGATCGGTGAAGACCTCGTCGCCGGTGCCCATCGCGTCGAAGCCGACGACGACCGGCCCGGATGGCGAGAAGGCCCACTTGAGGCCGTTGCCGCGAACGCCGCGCGACCGCTTGATCGCCGGCACGCCCGAGAACTGCGTCGAGGCGCCAGCCTCGAGGTACTCGTGCTGCAGCTGGAACGGCAGCGGATCGTTGCCGAGCATCTGGAAGTAGTGCGCGTACGCGCCCGACGCGCCGCCCGTGTTCTGCAGCGGCGCGACCGACGCGCCCGTGAACATCTTCAGCAGCCAGCCGAACGCGGTGAACTCCAGGCCGACCGGATAGTTTCCGGTCGCCGTCTTCATGCCGAGGATCGACGAGAACGGAAGTCGGTTGCCCATCCACACGGGTGCGTCGAGGCGCGCCTGCGTCGGCGAGACACCCGCGGTGGAAGCGTTCAGCGGAAGGACGACGCCGACGGGAGCGCCCGGGTCCACGCCCAGCGTGGTTTCCGGGTAGAGGATGACCCTCGAACGAGAGCCCTTGCGAACAGCCATCGGTTACTCCTTCTCCGCGGCGACGAACGGGACCGGCGGCATCGGGCGCCGGTTGTGGTGGACGAGCCAGCCCGCGTCGACGGCCTGGGCGACGGTTCGCGAGGTGTCGACCGGGACCGTGGTCGCGTCCTTGTGCGTGGCGTTGAGCTCGATCACCTGGTCGTCGGCGAGCTCGACGTCGGCACCGTGGGCGTGCACCTGACCGCTCCCTTTGACCCGGATTCCAGCGTCGACGTTGACCGTGTGGCTCATTTTTCTGCCCCTCTTTGACCTGCCGTCGAACGTAGCACGACGTCAACGGCCGTAAACGAACGTCACCCCTGCCCTTCGTAGCTGTTGACGGTGATCGTCCACTCGGCCTTGAGGCCGTAAAGGCCCGTCTCGATCTGAAAAACGTCCTCGCTCGAGCCGACGGTCGGTGCCATCGGGAAGACGGTTTCGATGGTCGAAACCACTGGTTCGAAGCCGAGCAGGGCCTTCCGGACCTGGCCGCGGAGGTCGTACGCGCCCCCGGTGCCACGCCGGGCCCCGCCCTGGATCAGCCCCGCGTCGCCCGCATAGATCAGCACCGAGAATACGACGTCGTCGGTGACGCGGATCCGGCCAGCGACCGCGTCGACCGTGCGCGTCTCGGTGCGGTTCCAGATGACCTCGCACCGCGGCCGCGGCCCGTCGCCGAGGACGCCCGAGTCGCTGCTGGCCACAGCCACGACCGAGGCGAACGTCGGCACCTGCGCGGCGATCCGCGCGACGATCTGGTCCTCGAGCTGCTCGTATTTATCCGCCACTGAGGACCCTGTTCATCGCCTGCTGGACGGCGCGCATCGCCGGGCCCATCTTTTCCTGCACGCCGCGCATCAGGAATGGCCGCGCCGGCAGGCCCGGGTGCGTCACGTAGCGCGCGAAGACTTCCTTCCCGCCGACCTGAAAGCGCAGGACGCCGTTCGGGTCGCGCGGGGCGATCTTCCAGGGATGAGGCACGCCGAACTCGTGAAAGCGCCCATACGGCGCCATCGCCTCGTCCTGGTAGATCCGCACGCCGTTCGGGACGGCCTGCCACTTGATCGAGTCGCGCAGCTTCCCGGTGCGCACCTTCAGAACGCGGCCGGAAAGCAGCCCATACTTGATCCAGTCGGTGAAGATCGGCCCGGCGACCTCCGCGGCGGCCTTCGCCACGGCTGGCTGCATGGTGCGCGACAGGCGCGAAAAACGCTGCGTGATGCGCCGCAGGTCGTCCTGGTTGACCTCAAAACGGAACCCCATGACCTATCCCAGGGGGATCGCGGGGTTCAGGTACTGATTGAGCGTCGTCATGACCTCGGGCGGCATGTCGCGCTGCGAGAAGGACGCGATCTCCGCACCGTTCATCGAGCGCGAGACCTCGTCAGGCCGCTGGCGGCGCTTCCAGTGCCACGCGCACAGCTCCCGGCAGGCCCAGCCGATCTCCGATGCGCTCGCCTGCGTCGTGCCGGTGAAGACTCCCGCGCTGTAGACGATCGTCACGTTCTTGTTGCCGGGATTGAAGCAGTAGCCGTCGAGCGCGAGCAGACCGGCATTGTCGGCCGGATCCGGCGCCACGTAGCCCGAGCTGGTCGGGTTCGGCCGCACCGGGATCGCTACGCCGTCGATCGTCACGGACGTGATCGAGATCACCGGGTAGTTCTTGAGCAGGATCCGCTGCTTCCCGTTGCCGTCGCGGATCTCCGTGTTCGTCTGCTGGATGAAGTCCCGATTGCAGTAGCGCGCCATGAAGGCCGACATCGCGCTGATGAGCGCCGTGAACTGCGCGTCGAAGCTGCTGTCGGTGATCGACAGCCAGTCCTTCAGGTCCTGCAGCGTCGTGAGGTCGGTGCTCAGTGACATGCGGCGCGCTCAAAAGAAAGCGGGGGCTCCGAAGAACCCCCGCGCGAAAGCAGACTCGGGGACACCGGCCTCAGCTGATGCCCTGGCCGATGTTGTAGATGACCCCGTTGGCGAACGGCGCGTACGGCTGCAGGAGCAGGTCCGCGTAGACGCCGTACTCGTACTTGCGCGTCTTGCGCGGCCACTCGACGGCGTAGTATTCCTGGCGCGTGGCCATCTGCCACACGGTCGGCACGCCGTTGACCGGGTACGGCAGCGAGAACGAGAGCGCGAGCAGGATGCCCGGGGGCAGGTTCGGGTGCACCATCAGCGGGATCGCGGCGCCGCCGTTCTCCCCTGCGGCCTGCCCGTACTTGCCGAGGTACGACGCGAGGATCACGCCGCCCTGCATCCCGGCCTGGATGCCCGACGTCGGGACCTCGAGGCGGAACGCCGGCGGGGCGCTGCCGCCCTTCAGGATGCCGGCGAGCAGGTCGCGCGCCGCGCGGGAGCCGACGATGAAGAGATCCGGCTGCAGCCGCTTGTTGTCGAACATGTTCTGCAGCATGTCCTCGATCTCGACGATGCCGCCGGCCTGGTCCGCCGTGAACGTCGCGCCATCGAGCGACTTGATGTACGCGCCGTTGGAGGACTTCCAGATCGTCTGCGCGATGCCCGTGAATAGGAGCGAGTCCTGCGAGTAGTCCGCCGCGGTGAGCGCCGAGGCGAGCTGGTTCGACCCGAAGGACGTCGCCGTCATCGTGTACTTGTTCACGTTGGTGATGGCGATGAGGCGCTCGGAGCCGGCCGCGCCGAAGTACCAGGCGTACGCCACGGCACCCGGCACCGCGGCCACGGTGGCGACGAGCGACAGATTGCCGCCCGAGGTCGTCACGGTCGTGTTGGCGGACTTCTGCGCCGCACCGAGGTTGACGGTGTCGGACGACGCGTCGACGTTCGTGCGCGCGAGCGTGCCGGGGACGCCGGCCGCGAGGGTCGCGCGCGACCAGGCGCGATGCGTCAAGGCGACGCAGATCACCGAGTACGTCCCGGCGACCGGGCCCGCACCCGCACCGGCCGCGAGGGTCGGCGTCGGGGTCGTGCCGAGCGCGTTTCCGTCGGAGCCGTTGCCCCACAGGATCGTGCCCTCCTCGCCGATCATCAGGGCCTTGAGGAGGTTCTCGGCGCTCAGCGCGCGAATGTCCTCGAAGCCCTGGCCGGCGTAGTCGGCCTCGAACGTGACGAAGTCTTCCAGGCCGATGCCGCGGTAGGGCGCGGTGTACTCGGCCGTGGTCGTCGTGACCGCGGCGTTACGGTTTCCTTCCGAGACGCCGATGGGGATGTCCGCGCTGTTGATGGCCGTGACGGCCTTCCAGTTGAGCGCGTTGCCGCCCGGCTTCGCCACGCGGGCGATCCGGTTGCGCAACGGGGTCAGGACCGGGAACAGCTTCTTCGACGGGCCCTCGAGGTTGTAGATCTGGAGGCCCTGCGTCGACGTGCTGTTCTGGGACCAGCCCGCCTTCTGAAGCGTCTCGTCGGCCTTCGACAGCGCCTCCTTGAACAGGTCCAGTGTCTTTTCGGTGCTCGCGTCCATTTTCGTTTTTCTCCGCCTGCTGCGGTATGCGCGGCAGGATCAGGAACGTGGCGCTCATCGCGCCGGGCTCAGAACTGTTTGCCGGATCGGAACGCCTGCTTGAACAGGTCGTGCCGCTCCTCTTCGGGGGTGTCCGCCTTCTTCACGTCCGCGCCCGTGCCGTCCTCGGTGGCGTCGTTGCCCTTGACGACCCGCAGGACACCCTTTGCCGGTGCCGGAAGCGATGCGACCTTCTCGACGACTTTTCCGACGAGCTCGATGGTGCTTGCGAGGGCCTTCTCGAGCGAGGCGATCTTCTCGGTGACGGGGCCCATCGCCTTCTCGATGCCCGCGGCGACGCCCTTCTCGAGGTCGCTCGGGCCGTCGGCCTTCGCGACGATTTCCGCCGGCTTCTCTTCCGGTTTCGGAGCGTCGGCGGCCTTCTCGACCGGCACCTCGACGGGCTTCTCGTCTTCCTTCTTCGCCATCGGGTCCTCGCCTTTCTGTGCGGGCGCGGCAGCCTTTGCGGCATGCACGTCGCCCAGGTCGGTTTCCTGCGTTGCGGCGGCCACGGTCTCGGTCGACTGCGGGATCGCCGTGTCGCCGGCTCCCGCCAGCGACGCGCCGCAGCGCGAGCAGTACTTCGCGTCCATCGCGCATTCCGCGCCGCAGC